GCATATATCCTTTGTGAAGTCAACGATATTGGAGACCAAGTAGCATCTATTCTCCAATATGATCTTGAATATCAGAACTTATTGATGTGTTCTATGAGAGGTAGAGCAGGTCAAGTTGTTGGACAAGGTTTCTCTGGCAAGAAAACGCAATTGGGCGTCAAGATGTCTAAGACTGTTAAGAAAGTTGGGTCTCTCAATCTCAAAACAATGATCGAAGAGAGCAAACTAATTTTCAATGACTATGAAATTATTTCAGAACTAACTACTTTTGTCCAAAAGCACAACTCATTTGAAGCAGAAGAGGGTTGTAACGACGACTTAGCAATGTGTCTTGTCATCTATGCTTGGATGGTAGCACAAGATTACTTTAAAGAACTTACTGACCAAGATGTTCGTAAGAGATTATATGAAGAACAAAAGAATCAAATCGAGCAAGACATGGCACCCTTTGGTTTTATGGATGATGGTTTAGGAACAGATAGTTTTGTTGATGCTCAGGGTGATCGCTGGTCAAACGCATCTGTTGGAGAATATGGAGATATGTCATATATGTGGGATTACATGTGATGGATCTTGATGGTCAAATAAAACTTGGACATTTACTTCTTAATGATAGAAAATGTAGAACTTGTGGTGAGATTAAAAATCTTATAGACGGTTTTTATAGAATAAGGAAAGGAGGATCACTACCCTCTTCATATTCTTATGAGTGTAAACAATGCACTATCAAGAGAGTTTCATCAAAAAGAAAGAAAAATAATGATAACTTATGGGAGTATCCTAACTGGTAAATTGTTCATGCATTGTTTCCCGTCTGAAAAGTGACTTTTTAATAAATATTTTTTAGATAAACTGAGAAATTAAAGGAGAGAAACATGGCGACTCCACAATTATCTCCAGGCGTACTCGTCAGAGAGGTTGATTTAACTGTCGGAAGAGCTGATAATGTACTTGATAATATTGGAGCAATTGCGGGTCCCTTTGCACTTGGTCCAGTTGAAGAACCAATTGATATTACTAATGAACAAGAATTAATTAACATTTTTGGTAAACCACTTTCAACAGACTCCCAATATGAATATTGGATGAGTGCATCATCATTCCTAACCTATGGTGGTGTTCTTAAAGTCGTAAGAGCAGATGGAACTACACTCAACAACGCAAATGCTGGTGTCAGCATGGCGTCTACTACTGTCAAAATTAAAAACTTTGACGACTATGAGTCAAATTATTCTGAAACAGAACCAAATTACGTTTTTGCTGCAAAGTACCCAGGTTCTTGGTCAAACGAATTAAAGGTTTGTGTTATTGATGATGCTGCAGACCAACGTATTGGTATTACTACTACCAATCCTGGAGCTGCTGGTGCAACGATTGGTTTTGGTGTTACTACCGCGCTGACTAATGCGACTATTCCTGGTGTTGGTGGAACTTCTGGATTCACTGGATATATTAAGGGCATTATTACTGGTGTTAGCACTGCATCTGTAACTGGAAATAGTACTTTTGATGTTAAGATTCTTTCAAGAGTCTCTACTGCAACTACAGACCTTGATGTTGAATATCCAATCTCATATTCTGAAGGAAATTCTAATGCAGAATTCCAAGCATCGGATACTATTGGATTTATTAACAACTCAGGAATTAGCACTGGCAACGGTGCAGTAACTGCAGTTGCTTCTAAGTTGGACTGGTATGGAGAACAAACTTTAGATCTTACCAATACTACAATCTTCTGGAAGTCTATTGCACCAAAACCAATAACTACTGGATATGCAAGTGGCAGAAACAGTAAGAACGATGCTATTCACGTTGCAGTTGTAGATGATACTGGTTCAGTAACTGGTATTCAAGGCAATTTGCTTGAGAAGCATGTCAATCTTTCTAAAGCACTTGATGCTGTATCAGATGTTGATGCACCAACCAAGAACTGGTGGAAGAATTATCTTGCAGTTTACTCTGATAATGTTTATGTTGGAGATAATCCTTCTGCGGGAGATGATACTTTCCATAATACAACTCCATTAGCAACTGGATTCTCTAGTGGATATACTCCTATTACAGAGTCTGCGGGTCTTTGGAACCAAAAAGCACAAGGAGTTACATTTAGTGCAATCGGAAATGTCACCTATACCTTTAAAGGTGGAGTTGACTATTCTGCACTGAACGGAATGACCGCAACTCTTGGCAATCTTAAAACTTCATACGAGTTATTCAATAATAAAGATGAAGTCGCAGTAGATTACCTAATAATGGGTCCTGGTCTTGGAAATAAGTTTGAGTCTCAAGCAAAAGCAAACTCCTTGATTTCTATTGCAAATGCTAGAAAGGACTGCATGGCAGTTATTTCTCCACATAGAGCAGATGTAGTTAATATTACTAATACAGATACTCAGACAGATAATATTATTGAGTTCTATTCTCCACTTTCCTCTTCATCTTTTGCTGTCTTTGATACTGGTTATAAGTACACTTACGATCGCTTTAACGACAGATTCCGTTATATCCCAACAAATGGCGATGTTGCTGGTCTGATGGTTCGTACTTCAGTCAATGCTTTCCCGTGGTTCTCTCCTGCAGGACAACAAAGAG